CCGAGGGGGTGATAGCGACCCTGCCAGCCATTCCGCTTACATCGGATGCGGCGTGCCTGTTGGAAAATGACATTGTCATCGATGGGTTCCTGAACTACACTGCAGGTGCAGGTACGACTGCAGCGGTTGTTCGAGTTCGCCGTGGCTCGCTGGTGGGTGCGCTAGTGGGTGCCGCGCAGACGCACACCATGTCATCGACTCCATCGCTGGCAGCATCTCAGCCTAGTGTGCCGGCTTCGGGTACTTCTACTACGAACCTCGTTACGAACCCTTATCCGTTCCCTGTAACCGTTACACTGTCAACGTTCACGCTGACATTCGTGTACGTTAACGGTACTCAGGTGGGTACGACTAACGCCGCCTACGTTGTCCCGGTGAACGGGACCATTTCTATTACGTATTCGGTTGCTGGAACTTGGGCTTGGACTACAGGCCCGCTTGCGTCGATAGCGTTCGCGGCAGACGACCCTGCTTCAGCTAACCCGCTACAGGGTCAGATCTACGTCGTCACACTTCAGCAGACTGGTGGTACGGGTGCGGGGACTGTGAACTACTTCGTCACCACGGTTACGCTCGACTAGGAGAGAGCATGGCAGATCCAACGCGAGATGTACTCGCAGAACTCGACAGCATCGAGGCGTACCTGAACGGGCTCATCGGAGACGACCCGCTTCCTGGACAGGACTCGAATAAGCAACATCTCGGCCCTGAGTTCTTGGGCGTGAGAACTCTGGCACAGAACGTTATCGAGCTAGCAGCTGCGTATAGTTCGGGCGTTACGCACAAGGACAGACTCGAGAAGAGCATGGGGCAGTCGCTAACTGACGCGCAGGTGGCTCATCTGGTGCCTGGCATTGACGCTAGCGCTTATGCTAACGCGCAGGAGCAGATCGCAGACCTGCAGCGTCAGCTAGCAGCAGCGAAGGGTGGTAACACTGATGGCTAGGTACAGCGCGAACGTCGCGTCGGCTGCAGCTGTTGCGAACAACACCATGTTCGCTTGGATAGGGTACGTTGCCTTCTACGCCAAGCTTCGGCGTGTCAATGTAGGTGTACTGAACTCTGGCGGCGCGATCACCAGCATGCAGGTTGCTGTTGGCCTGAGCGTTACTACAGGCGCAGTCGTGACACCGACGAACGCAACGGTGTACTCCTATTCTCCAGGTGGCCTTGGTCCAGTAAATAAGGTCTTTCTGGTGAATGCCTACGGTACAGCGCCAACCATTGGCGCACAGACTGCTGACGCGTTTACCATTCCGTTCAACGACCAGCTAATGGGTGACCTTCCCTGGGAACTCATGGAGGAGCTTTGGGTTGGTGGCTCAACGTCGCTAGGCCTTGCGTTCGTGAACCGTACGGGTGCAGCTCTTCCTGCGGGCCACTACTTCCAGCTGAACGTGGAGTGGGAAGAGTAAGTCATGGCCGTTATAGGTGCTGGCCAGATTACCGTCGTCTGGAGCGACAACGCAGCAGACCGAGCTGTTCTGTACAAGGTCAGTAAGGTAACTGCAGGCGACACGGTCGATATAGGGCCTACAGGCGTTTCGGCGGACTTTCAGCTGGTGAAGCAGGCAGCGTTCCTTGCGACGACAATCGCAGGGACCGCCTCCTGTTCCGTCTCAGGAACAGTCGTCACCATGCCGGCTGGTCTTTCGAACGACGCTGGTTACATGCTGGTCTGGGGCGACACGAACTGAGGAGGTGAGTCGTGGCTAATCAGACGTGGTCGAACCTGCTTAATTACGGACCGCCATGGCAGACAACGAACGGTACTCTGCTTACCACGTCTGCTACTACTGCCACGATTACTCCACAGGCTCCTACAACGCAGGACTTTATCTTGCCGTCGCAGTACAACGGCTTGCAGTGGTATGCAGGTATGACTCTGCGTATCAGCGCTCGTGGCTCGTTCAACAGTGGCAGCACTACTTCCAACGCTACGGTGTTCTTGGCTATAGGTGTGTCGGGTACGCTAGCAACTACGCTGACCACTACTGGCGCCTATACGCTTGGCGCAGGTAGTCTGACAGGTATGGTCTGGCGTCTACAAGCAGTAGTTCGCTGTCTGGCTGTAGGTACGTCAGGAAACACGCTCTCTGCTGGTGGGGACATAATTACAGACACGACAGTGGGCTCTAATACGGGTAACATTACTACTGCCAACACCATTATGCTAGGTATGCCAGAAACTACAACGGCGTTCAATACCTATACGCAGGGCACCGCAATGGGGCTGCGCGGAACTCTGTCTGCTGCATTTGGTGGGATTCAGTGCAACCAGTTCTTGATTGAGCAGATCTGTTAACCGCCTCAAGCTAGGAGGCGGTGCCAATGGCGATAACGGTCACTGCGACTAATACTTCGACGTCGCCAAATAATGGCATTCTACTACGTGTTCTGGTACTTAACTTTGCAGCACTTGCAGGCTCTCCTGCCGTAGCGCACCTGGGTATCACTTCCAGTACAGTTCTGGAAACGTCGATTACCACTACGACTGCAGGGTCGGTCGTTGTCGGTGCGCTAGAGTCGTTCGACGTCGATGTAGCGTTCGTTGCCGAATCGGGCACCACGCTACTAGACAACGTTCAGGATGCAACTAACGTCAACCAGTACGGTACGCTTGAGGCGACAGCTGTTACTGGTACTCCTGGCTCGACATCCTTTGGCTCCACTGGCGCAGTAGCACATGGCTCGATCTCGCTAATGGAAGTACTAGCGTCTGGTGGATCGATAGCCACCGATGCGTCTAGTCCTGCGCCGGTAACTAACAAGACTGGTACGACTGCTACTACGGCATCGTTTACGCCACCAGCGGGGTCGCTAGTAGTTGCACTAGTATGCAATGGCGGGCCAGCTTCTAGTTCTAACTCTGGCACTGCTAGCATCTCTGACACCAGTGGCATGACCTGGACCATGCAAGTCCAGAACAGCGCCAATGGCAATGAAGGCTATAGTGGCATCTTTACGGCTATTGTACCAGGTGCTGCTCCTGCTACGCCAATGATACCACCGCCTCAGGCGCCTGGCAGAAGCTCCCCTGCGGCGTGGGCTCTACTAGCTCCACCGTTTAAGACAACAGTACCACCTTCGATACACCTGGTTAACAATGCAGCTGGAGGAACAAATGCCACGACAGTTACTACAGGTAACTCTGGCGGAGCGTCAGGCAACGCGTTCGACAACGTACTGATCGGGACTGGTGCTGCTCTTACTGCTAGTAATACAGTTCCTGGCCCGGAAAGTTTGGCGCTTGCCTATGAAGTTAGTACTGGCTCGACTACAAGTGACTGTTACGCGGCATGGACCGCGTCAATTAGTGCACTAGGTCAGCAGCCACAGCTGTGGTTTCGTGTCTATCTGTACTTTACGGCCTTCCCCTCTGGCTCATTTAGGCTGGTTGAGTTCATAAGTGCCAGTACTGAGGCAGCGTCACTTCAGATAGATACTAGTGGCTTGATTCATGGTTTGAACTCTGCGTCCAGCAGTCTATATACCTTCACTAATCCGTTCCCGCTGAATAGATGGTTCCGAGTAGAAGGTAACGTTCAGGGTGACCCCACCTACGGAGTCGTTACCATCTGGCTGTTTGACTCACCAGAATCTATAACGCCTTCGGAAACACATACAGTTGTTGGTACTAATGTTGCCGGGCCTCTAAGTACAGCTCGATTTGGCGTTGGGTTCCTGGGTGTTCCTAATATTGGTCCGTTTTGGATGTCCAACCTAGGCGTCTCCAGTAGTGGCCCGCTTGGTCCTGTAGGTACACAACCGCCTGTTATACCGGTAGCTAATCGTCAACGGAGTACTACTCTACCTACCTGGATAAGAGCACAACGTCCACCACAAAAGGTTCCAGCTCCTGTTATTTCAACTGTCTTGCAGTCAGTCCCAAGAGAGAAGACTAGGCAGCTGAAGGCCTTTACCACAAGACGTCAGCTAGGTATGGTTCCTACAACTGCTGCAGTTGTTGTGCCTCCAGTCCTTGCTAGTAGGCGTAGCAACATAAGGCCGGTTGGCGCTGTTACAAGGCGACAGCCGCAACTAGTTATACCTGAACTCGTAGTACCCCAGCAGACAACGAAGTCCAGAGCAAGATGGTTTGGCGTCTTTCGGCTACATAGTCAGCAGCAGGTTCCAGCTCCTGTTATTTCTACTGTTCTGCAACATACGCCTCGCAGTAGAATTAGGTTGCTAGGTGCGTTTAGGTCTAGGTCTATCCAGAAGGTTCCTGCACCTATTACGCAGCAGCTAGCTTCCAGGAGCAGACTTAGACTCATAGGAACAAGAAAGCCTCTACAGGGAGGCATGCCTCCTGCCGTAGTTACTACTCCTGTAGCGACTCTACCACCTGTTCAGGTACAAGGTAGAATTAAGTGGCTTAGTACCTTTAGGTCCAGACCTATTCAGAAGGTGCCTGCTCCTGTTATTTCGACAGTACTGCAGCATACTCCCCGCAGTAGGATTCGTCTGCTAGGAGTCTTTACCAGACATCAGACGCAGAAGGCACCTCCTACCGTACTTCCACCCGTACAGGTGCAGGGTAGAATTAAGCCATTCAGTTCGTTCCGACTGCATAGCCAGCAAAAGGTACCTGCTCCAGTTATTTCGACCGTTCTACAACATACTCCTCGCAGCAGAATTAGGTTCACAGGTACTAGGAAGCCTCTACAGCGACAAACTAGTCCTGCTACTCTAATTGTTCCGTTGCAGGTGCGCGGTAGGATAAAGTGGCTAGGTGCGTTTAGGCTTAAGATAACGCAACAAGTTCCAGCGCCTGTTATCTCGACTGTACTACAGTCAACTCCACGCAGTCGCATTCGATTTACAGGTATCTTCAAGGGACATTCTAACCAGCTACCTCCTCCGCCTGTGTTTGGTGTTCTTGCGATATTTACTCCTAGCCAGATTCGCAGTAAGATAAAGTCGTTTGGCACCTTCAGGCTGCATAGTCAGCAGCAAGTTCCTGCTCCAGTCATTTCAACTGTGCTTCAGTCTGCTCCGCGTAGTCGGGTTCGTCTGCTAGGAGCGAGAAAATCGCTGCAGACTGGTGTTGTTCCTGCCAGGCCAGTTATTGGCAGTATTCGAAGTAGAGTACGCCTGCTCGGTACTTCGCGTTCTAGGCCTATACAGCTACCACAGCCTATAGCTACGTCAGCTGTACTCGTTCCTACACAGGTTCGGAGTAAGACTAAGTGGCTTAGTAACTTCCGAGTAAGGGGTGCTACACAGCAAACACCCGCGCCTGTTATCTCTACAGTCTTGCAATCGACACCACGTAGTCGCATGAGACTGTTTGGTACCTTTAGGCTAAAGAGTCTCCAGCAGCCAGTGGCACCTGTTGCAGTTATAGTTCCGCCCACACCTTACGGTGCTCCGAAGGCCAGACCGCGACTACTTAGTACGTTTAAGTCACGACTTGCGCAACTGCCGCTAAGTTCTGCCACGCCACCTAGTATTCAGAAGTACAGACCACGCCATGCAGCGACACGGAGGACTAAGCTGCAAGGCTTGGCAGTCACTATACCAGTGGTACAGCAGCCTAGGTCGAAGTCTGCTATAGGACTACTTCGTAGGTCCAGAACACAAATTGCGCCTCCTACTGTACAGGCTGTAGTGCAGCCTTCCTTCGTACCAACCAAGAGGAGTACTCACTACCGTAGACCTTCTCGTCCTGCAAGCGGTATTCCTATAACGCCTCCGCCCGCCAAGATGCCGCCAACGCGTGTTCGGGGCGATAGGTTCAGAAACTTCTTCCTGCGTATATTCAAGCGTACTACTGACCTTATTCCTGGGCTCAATGCACCCGCTGCAGGCGGAACTGTTATAGCTGCTGACTTCCTAACGCAGACAGTTCTTGCTAGGGACTTTAAGCCCACATTCGTAATTGCCTACGATTCTGATCCAACTGTTGCTGCTAAGGACTTTACGACAGTATCCGTTACAGCGGCTATTCCAACTACACCTACTGTTATAGCTAGAAACTTCCTGACAGCCACTGTTACTGCCTACGACACTTTGGTGAAGTCAACAGTGACAGCTAAGGATTTTTCGACAGCGACTGTTGCTGCGCAGGACTTCCTGGTAGAGAAGGGTGCAGTTGCAGCCAAGGACTTCCTTGCCGCTACTGTTATTGCATACGACTACTCACCAACAACACTGGCTAGGGACCGTTACCTATAGGAGGGCAAGATGGTCAACACCTATGCACAAGGAAGTCTTGTACGAGTCGCTACGTATAGCGGTACTGTCGCTGCACCTGTAGGCGGCTTCCGTGATATTAACGGTAACCTAGCAGATCCTGCTACCGTTACGCTTAAGTACAAGCCTGGACAGAATATGACAACAGTCGTGGTTGTGTACCCTGCCTCGCCCATAGTTAAGGACGCTGTTGGACTATACCATGCTGATCTAGATACGACGTCTGAGTCAAGTATTCCTCTTGATGAGTGGACGTACGAGTGGATTGGGTTCGGTACAATCCAGGCAGCTGCACAGTCGGTGTTCGAAGTTCAACTAGGACTCTAGGAGGAACCTATGAGTATGGAGCCAGTACCTCCACGCGAAGGACTATTCGACCGTATCGCTGACGCTGTGTCGGGAGGCATGGGCAAGAAAACCAACATCCTAATCTGGCTCTTTGCCATTCTCGGCTGGGTATTCCTGTTTGCACTTGGTGGCAAGAAAATCGACAGCGGCACGTGGCTACCTGCATGGTTTACCAGCCTAGGATTCAACTTCCCGTTGAATATCGTGACTACGGTCGCGGAACTCTTCATCGGATTCCTAGTAGCAGCTAACGCCCTACGAATTCAGCGCGTTTCAGACCTGCAAACCAAGGCACAAGCGGACCAAACGCTCCGAATCGGTGAGGTTGAAGACAATCTAGTCAAGGAAATGCAAGAAAATACAGAACTGACGCGAAAGGTACACGACCTAACACAAACAATCAGCTCGCAAACCTGCACGCTAGATGAAATTCACAGGCATGTTGAAGCATTGACTACAAACGCCGGACTAGATGTGGGCGAATTCTCGGCGCCAATGACACAAACGGCCCCTGTGGGAGCCCATGCAGCTCCAGAATCGGGTGTTACCAAGGAGCCCAATGGTTAACAAGCCGTTGAGTGTCCAAGGGGACATAAGGTAAAATAGAATTGATGGCAGTTCTAGAGCGGGGTGGTCATGGCTCAAGCACCAGCACCCGATGCTGATGAAGACGTTGTGAAGAACCTCTCAGGACGTCCAGATGGAGCCACGTTGACTAAGGTCTCGGTAGCCTACCGCGATAGTCTGCGAGCCAAGACTGTGAAGTTGTCCAAGAAGGCTCGTAAGGCTGCACGTCAGGACCTGAAGCCGTTTGGCATGTCGCCTAACAGGAAGCCTATTAGGCCCTCCGATCCGGCACAGAACAACCCGAACAACTACAACATAATCATCCCGCAGGGCCAAGGTCCTCTCTAGGAGGTCGATGTTGGTGGCAGCTAAGAAAGCGGGCCGAGTTCCTCCAGGACTGAAGCCCTTCGTGAAGGGGGCTGGCGCGGGTACGTCTGGTAGGGGTACGTCGCCAGCTTCTAGGGGTAGGACTCCGAGTGGGACGCCCAAGGCTGAGAAGGTTCCCAGGCAGATGGCTGCGGCCAAAAATCCCTCCGGTAGCTCTAGCGCTCGCGGCGGACGTGGTGACGGTATCGTTTCAGGTCCGTCTAGGCAGGGAGCTTACCCAGCTGGACAGACTAAGGGCGCTGGCATCAATGCCCGTATGAAGAAGGGCGATCCCGCCGCGGATGCCGGAAACGCTGCTACTCCTGGTGCAAGGGGTCGTCGAGGCGGTGGCCCGGTTACGTCGGGGTCGGTTGCGGGGGCTACGGGCGGTACCAGGCAAGCTGGTTTCGGGCTTGTTCCTGGTAGTGCTGTTCCTGCAAAGAATACCGGTACTAGGAAGCCTGAGAGGGCGGCGGATGCAGCTCGGCTGCATCCGATTGATCGTGTACTAGCCTCGCCGACGCACTCGTTTGCCTCTAGCACGATCCCACGCGGTGACGGTAGTCCGTCTTCGCCAACTCTGAAGAGGCAGGCAGCTTCGGGGGCTGGGCCCACTAGTGTAGGAATGTCCGCGCCTACTAGCGGCGCCTACGACGTGGAAGGACCTACGGGGGAAGGTACGTCGCGCAAGAACCCTAAGCCTAACACTTCGGGGAGGAAGTTCGCAAACCCTAAGATGGCGTCTGACGCTACACCTGATGGTACGCCACCAGGTCAGCGGCGTCAGACGCCTCCTGGGCAGCGTTCGTCTAACGCATCTGACCTCCAGACTGCGGATGACCTCAAGAAGCCAGGCGCTCCGAACGTTCTTAAGGCTACGGCTCCTACGGTGTCGCGAGAGATGGCAGCTCCGCACATGGGCTTTAAGGCTGCTGCTGCACATGCTGCGCAGTCAGCCGGTGTCTCTGCGCAGGCTGGAGCAGCCATGGTTGCTGCAGCTTCACAGCATGCGAGCTCCAAGGCGAAGAAGTCCAACCCGAACCTTGCAAAGGTGGCCCGAAAGGGCACTACCAAGGGTCCTGGAGGCAAGTTCAGTTGATGAAGGGAGGCAGCAAGTGAAGTATGGCTACTGGAGCGACCTCGCCTCCCTTCAGTTTAGTGGCGACGAGAACACGGCCACGTGGATTATGGCCATGCCGTATGGCGAGTACGATCATCCCGTCTACGGGAAGATCAAGATCGACCAGGAGCGTGCAAACACTTTCGCCCAGAACGTGAAGGATAACGTTCGAGGCCAGGAACTCGATATCGACTACGACCACAAGGAGTATGGTGGCGAAGCCGCTGGCTGGGTGAAGGACGCTGATGTACGCTCTGACGGCCTTTGGCTGTTGGTTGAGTGGACGAAGAGAGCCTGGGCGCTTCTGAAGGACAAGGCGTACAGGTATTTTAGTCCCGAATACAACGACAAGTGGAAGCACCCTAAGACGGGCGCGACACACAAGGACGTACTGTTTGGCGGAGCTATCACCAATAGGCCGTTCCTGAAGGACATCGTGCCGATTAACCTGTCTGAATTGTTCACCAGTGGGGGACTGTCTTCAGTTCCTCTACATGACTCGTCCGCTCCGCATCCGCCTATGACAGGCACGCATTCGCACCAGCATCATGCAAGCGGACATGATCACTCGCACTCGCACAACAACGACAATGTTCACGACCACGGCGGGCATGACACTAAGTCCGCAACAGATCCCTCGAAGGGAGGGCAAATGGACCCGAAGATTCTTCGTGGGATTCTGGGTCTTGCAGAGGACGCGACAGATGAGCAGGTCACTGCAAAGCTGGCTGAGCTTACCAAGCCGAGGCCGACCGTTGATCCAGCGCTTACCGATCCGGCTTCGCCCGACGAGCTGGCTAAGCTGCTTCGGCAGCTGTCAGACGTCGATGGCAACCCCGCGATCAAGGCGCTTACCGACCTGGTGGGCGCACAGCGCAAGCAGCTGGCTGCTCTTGCTCTTGAGCAGAAGCGTGCCAAGGTAGAGCGTCGGCTGTCCGAGCTGGACGGTGACAAGCGGTTTGCAGTTCCGCCGGTCGTCAAGGAGCAGCTTCGCGACATTCTGATGCGGTCGCCTGACGACCTTGGCGAGCAGGTGTTCACTGCTTACCAGGAGACGCTGAAGCTTGGCGTCATCGATCTGACCGAGCGTGGTTGGCAGCGTCGAGGCGACGAGCAGTCGCCCACGCAGAAGATGCTGACCGAGGTCGACAAGGTCATGAGCGAGGCACATGCTGCTGGTCGCAAGATGACCTACGCCCAGGCCACCGCGATCGTCAGTCGCGACAACCCGCAGCTGTCCTCGGAGTACCGCGAGGAGAGCTACATTCCGGTTGAGGGGAGGTAAGGTAGATGGCTGGACAGGATCATCTTCTCACCAAGGCCTTCCTGGCAACCGGTTCGAACGCTTACATCCTTGGACAGGTTGTCGTAGCAGTAGCCGGATCGACACTGGACCCGAACCAGATGGTGCAGGCTACGGTAGGTGCTGGAGTAGCGCTGCAGCCCGCACCTATCGGGGTTGTTACTGAAAACCTTGACTTGGTCAAGGTTCAGACCGGTAAGGCTTATGCAGGCGTCGCAATCGCAGGCGTCTGCTGGGTTATTTGGGACGGCGTAGGCACACTAGGCCCTGGCGTTCCGATGGTTCCATCTGCTGCGGTTGCAGGAAGAGTGTTTGCAGGCAGCACCATCGGTACGACCGGCCGACCAAGCGTGGGTATTTGGCTCGGCTACGACGGCGCGTCGCCAGCAGCTGGCGACCTCATCCAGATACTGCTTACCCCCGGCGCTCGGTGCTAGAAGGAGAGGAGGGAACCTAGAATGGCAGTTTACAACCCATCCGGGTCAGGTAACGTTCACGTCGATGTTGTGCTTACGAACATCAGCGTGGCTTGGCCGAACGAAGGCCTGGTAGGGGAGACTCTCTTCCCTGTCGTGCCCGTAGCGAAGCAGTCCAACAAGTACTACATCTACAACGGTCGTGAGGGCTGGTATCCAGCGCTTGACGACAGCCGTGCACCTGGTGCAGAGGCGAACGAGATTACCGGCATGGCGATGTCGATCGACACCTACTACGCTCAGGAGCACGCGCTCCAGCTGGCGATCACGGATGAAGAGCGTGAAAACGCTGACGTCCCTCTGAACCCTGACGTCGATGGTACCGAGATGATCACGTCTCGTGTAGCCCTTGGCAAGGAGTACAGGATCTACCAGAAGGTTGCGACTGCGGGAAACTACAACGCAGCGCTTACGGCAGTTCCGGGAACGACTTCAGGCTTCGGTCCGCAGTGGGACAACTCTGCGTCGGCTACGCCGATCAAGGATATTCGCACTGCAATGCGACTGATTCACAAGAACTCGTTCCTGCAGCCGAACCAGGCCGTCATTTCCTATAAGGTTATGTCGGCACTCGAGGACAGCCAGGACCTGATCAACCGTATCCAGTACGTGGAGCGCGCGATTCTGACTCCCGACCTTGTCGAGAGTCTGCTGGGACTGGAGAACTGTGTCGTACCCGGTTTCGGGTATGCCTCGAACAACCCGGGCCAGACACTGTCCCTGCAGTACCTGTGGAACATCGAGGTGCTGCTGGCCTTCAACCCACCACGTCCAGGTCTTAAGACTCCTGCCTTCGGGTACGAGTTCGCCTGGGGCTTCGGTGGGGGCATGGACCGCATCGTCGACCGCTGGAGAGAAGAGCGTCGCGCAAGCGACATTGTTCGTCTGCGGACGCGGTACGACCTTAAGCTGGTGGGTCTCGACGTGAACTCGCTGAGCATTTGCGGGTTCCTGTTCACCAGCGTCCTCAGCGGCGCCTTCGTCGGCTAGTAGGAGGACACGTGACAAAGTACATAGCCTACACCGATCTTGGTCCAGGGCGCGAAAGCGGTACGCCTGTCGACCCAGAGGACTTCGGTGGCGAGAAGTCGGACGACTTCCAGTACCTACTGGAGCACGGCAACATCCTTCCAGTCAATCATCCGTCCGCCGCGGTTGCGATGGGTGGAGCTCCTGAAGTCGAGACTCTTGTTGCGGACAGGGATGCTGAGATTGCGTCTCTGAAGGAGCAGGTCGCGAAGCTGCAGGCCGAGAAGGACGAGGCGAACAAGTCGATCGACGGCTCAATGAAGGCTGACGTCAAGGCTGATGCAGCCAAGCCTGGTGGGGCTGGGCCGCCGAATGTTTCGGTAGCCGCCGGTGGAGGTGGCGGCGTCGTTGCTGGAGGAGGCGCTTCGAAGGCTCCGGCCTCGAAGTGAGGGGAGCGGCGAGCCTGTAAGACCCGGAGCCTTACAGGCTCGCCATTCCTTCTAGGGCTGAGGGGAGGCGGACGTGGCACACATCCTTGTAAGCGACGCTCAGGCGTGGCTTGAGGGTACCAAGATTGCTCTGACTGCCCTTGATCCTGTGCTAGAGAACACCATTGCGAACGACGTCCTAGGTCGTCTCTCTGACACCTACGATAGCGGCTCTTTCGGTGTCCCTACTTGGGTCGACAACAACACGACGCCACAGCTGGTCAAGCAGGCTATTGCCATGATGTACGCCGGTTGGTACTATGACCGGCAGTACAGCGAAATGGTGGCTGCTGAGGGTACCAGCTACGGTGTCGTTCTTCGTGTCTATGCCGAGACGCTCATTGAGGGCATTATTAGCAGCTCTATCATGCTGGTAGAAGTTCAGCCCAACCAGCCTGAGACGGCGCCTGTAGGCTACCCGACAGACGTTAGCTCAACCAGAGACGCACTTTGGAACAACACAGACCGAGACGATCACTCGCTCGGTCCTGCAATGTTCGGCGTCTCGAAAGTGTTCTAGGGAGGTAGGATGCCTACACCGTACTCGGCGTACACGGGCTCGACCGAGTTCGTTGCTAACTACCTCTACACAAAGCTTCTGGCTAACGCAGGGCCTTCGGGGTTCAACCTGGGAGGCGTAGCTAATGGTCAGGCGGGTGTCTGGTACGGTGACACCAGTGGCTTGCTTCCTGCTACACCCATGATGTGTGTCATTCCTGGTCCCACGTCTAGTGTATACAATGGCGTTGGTGGACGTCCCGTACTAAAGACCTTTACGACCTTCGTTATGGTGTACTACGGCAAGGTGCAGGACCAGCAAGCTAACGTTCACGCTTCACTAACTTTGGCAGATGCTGTCGAAAAGTTTGTCAACCCCGACATTACTCTTGGCGGCAATGTAATTGACTGCATGTGCGCTGCTGTTGAACCTGGCGTTGCAGTTAAGGGCGGAGCCTTGATTGACGCCACCCGAATGACTTTTAGGACTAGATCCAAGGTTACGCTCAACGCTTCGTAGGAGGCGCACCGTGCCTTACCGCATGGAGATTAACCAGCCCAATCTGGCGGACGGAGCTGAGCTTTGGATCCACGGGCTGGGCATGTTTAAGAACGGCGAAACGTACGACATTACAGACGAACAGGCCGAGAAGTATCGCTTGGACAATGCTCGCGATTCAGGCGAGATAGAAAGCGATTCAGAGTCGCCTCACTTCGGCGTACAGCATCTGGCCAGGGAGCTCGGGCCTAGTCTTCTCGACGTCGATATTCATGGCATCACCGTTACAGAAGTCACTGCGAATGCGCCATCCTCGCGCCCTGTGGTTTCTTCGTCAGGTGGGGCCCCGTCGGACAACGACGATGAAGGGGGTGCTTCCTGATGGGTATTGGCATTTCAGGTGGTGGCAGCCTAGGACTCGCATTCGAGACTAACGTAGGGGTCTACGCGTCGCCCACGAAGTACCATCCGATTCTGAGTGAGTCGTTGGAGTTCATGCCGGGCCTTATGTACAGGCGGCCGATTCGCCAGTCGATTGACCAGATCGGTGTCGTGCCAGGTAACGTCAGTGTGTCAGGTACTGTGTCGGCTGAAGCGCTTGACGACATTCTGGTATACTATTTGTACGCGATGCGTATGCAAATCGTCAGGACGGGTACGTCTCCAAACTGGGTCTATACGTGTACGCCTACGTCGCTGTCTGTGTTCCCAACGCGTACGCTGTCGCTAACGGTAGTTCGTAATAGTCAGACGTTTGGCTACACGGGCTGTGTGGTGTCCAAGCTGACGCTGGGGATCCAGAACGATATCCTTCAGGCTGACATGGACATCATAGGCCTGAACGAGGCTATTCAGAACCAGCCTTCGCCGACCTGGAACACTACGGTGCCCATTGGGCCCGGTCAGTGGAACGTTCAGGTTCCAACGGGAACGCAGATCTTCGATATGGACACGTTCTCGTTCTCGATTGACGAGGCAGGAACTGCCAACTACCGTCTGAAGAACACTGGCGCCAACGCAGGACGCGGCGCGCAGTTCATCGGGTTTGGCGAACGTACTGTGCAGATGACTGCGTCTCGCGACTTCATTGACAGGACTGATTACAACGCGTTCCAGGCGACTCTACCGCAGAGTATTACGATCCTAGGAACTGCCAACAGCTCGGTGTACAACAGCATCCAGTTCCTGATGGGTAACGCAACTAAGAGTGCCATGCAGATCGTAATGGGCGCTCAGGGCGACATCGTACGTTCTACTCTGACGTACGACACTGTTATTGACGGCAATGGCAACGCTTGCCAGCTAGCGGTCAACACGCAGGAAACTATATCCTAACCTTAGGGGCTAAGGTGGGAAAGTGCCGTAAGCGTACGGTACGCAAGAAAAGAGAGAGGCGGACGATTATGCCTAAGGCAACTGTGTCTATGGCGCCAGAGCACTACGCGTTGAAGCACTGTCCTCCAGACGGCTACGTCGACCTTCGACGTATGTCCTTTGGCGAACTTCTGGCAAGCCAGGATATGGCCTACAAGGTCTCAGCACAGTCTCAAGAGGGGTCTGACGATCCCACGGTTGGCCTGAGTGTGACTCAAGCCGCTGTGATGGAGTACCAGTTCAGAATCTGCATCGTGAAGCACAACCTCGAGGATGACAAGGGCCAGCCTCTCGACTTCGCTAAGTCGCCTCAGCACGTGCATCTTCTCGACCCCCTGATCGGACAAGACATAGCCAAGAAGATCGACCTGATGCACCGGCTGGAGCAGAAGTACCCAAACTCCGAAGCGCCATCCGTCAACGGGTCGTCAACGACAGACGTAGCCGCGACGGTGGCGATGGACCTTCCGGAGACGTTGCCGACCAGTTCATCGGCATAACGAGTATGTGTACTGAGCTACATTGTCTGCCAAGTCCAGGAGGCTTGCTCGACCAGGATTGCTGGATGGTAGCCGGAATGGATATGGTAATGGAGGCTCAGGGCATTAAGCGTAAGCTGGAGCAGGCTGAGACGAGTCGGAAGGCTTCCGCTAGGAGGTAGCCGTGGCAGGGTTTGAAGTTAACATAACCCTAGACCCCGATAGGTTCTTGGCGGCTCTGGAAGACTGGAAAATTCGGGTAGGCGAGCAGACTGACTATGCAGTAATAGAAGCTGCAGAGTTCCTCAAGGAACTTGTTCAGGAGAACCTAGCTAGGTTTCCTCACCCTTGGGCGGAAGCTACTCCTGCACCCGAATTCATAGGCCCTGTAGGCATGATCTCCGGTGCTCTGCGTGATTCTGTAACCATTGACTTTGGAGTAATTGTTGCTTCGGGCTTTCAAGGCTTGGCTCGTGGTACTGCCAAAGTCTACCCCACAGAAGTGTACTCCAGAATTCAGGAGCTAGGTGGTTGGACTGGAACTGATCACATGACCTTTATACCGCCTAGGCCTTACTTCCGGCCTATGGTGGAAGAAGTGGACACGTCTGGTCCTACGGGCATAGAGCACATTTTCTATGACCGCTGGCGCCAGGCGCAAGAGGCTGTTACAGGGCTAGGGGGGTGACATGGCACTAGGACAAGACCTTCCTCCAGTCGGTGCTAGGCTTACTGGTGACATTGCTGATCTTCTAGCCAAGATCGAAATTGTTAAGGAAGCGATTAAGGAGCTCAAGAAGGAGGCCTCTGGTACAACTGATATTCAGCTTGGCAAGGACCTAGACAAGGCACTATCTGACTTTCAGAAGCAGGCTCGTTCGGGCATTATTAGTAAGGCTATTAAGGACGAGTTCGATAGGGCCGGTTCAAATGCTACGCCAGCAGGTAGGAGCTTTGGACAGCGGTACGCTGATGCTCTTACGTCTGAAGTGGATAGGGCTCTAAAGTCGAAGGGACCTCGCTGGGCCACCCTTATTGGTTTTGCAATGCCCGTTATTCCTGCTGCGCTTACAGGACTAGCAGGTGTTCTAGGAGGCATTGCTACTGCGGGGCTTGGAGCTGCTGCGGGGCTAGGCGCACTGGGAGCTGCTGCTCTAGAAGTTCTTGGACCAGTCAAGCAGGCCTTTACTACAATTGACCAGCTTACTACGACTAATGCTGTAGCAGCTAATGCGACTGCGTTGCAGACTTGGCTTAAGAGTATACCAACTATAGTTCGTACTAGTACGGGGAAGGTAACAGCAGCGTCGGCGCGCTCGCTTGCTCAGCGACAGGCACTAGGAGGTAATCTAGGGTTCCTGACAAATCCCAACGTTAACTATGTTACGATGACTGCTGCGCAGCGGAGGGCCCTAACTATCGCTGCACAGAGTACGACGGGGATGCCGACTTCTGAGAGTGCGCAGATAAGAGCACTCATGTCAGAGCGTCAGGTTTATACTGCGCTTAATCCAGGTCAGCAAACAGCGCTTACTCAGTACACCAGGTTCGACCAGGGAATGGTCAAAGCTCAAACTGCTGCGCAACCTGCTGTACTAAAGGTTTTTGGTTCAGGACTAGCTGCAATAAGCTCGATAACGAAGTACATTACACCTATGGCAGATGCTGCTGCTAAAGCGTTGCTTCCACTGATTAAGGAGATTGGGTCTGGCTTTAAGTCGAAGGGCTTTTCGGACTTTATGGTCCTTCTGCAGAAGATGGCAACGCTCGGGATTGGTACTTTCGGACAGGGTATAATTAATGTTGGCGAGGGCATAGCACACATCTTTGACTCTATCGCTAAGTCTGGAATTGCTCAGATTGTAATGGGCGACATGCAGGAGATGACTGCAGCATTTAAAAATGACACTGGACCCAACGACAAGGGCTTTCAGGGCTTTATTGCCAACATGAAGAAGGATACGCCTATAATAGATGACATCATACGGAAGATAGTTGCGATTCTAGGTGACTTGGTAAAGGCTCTTGGTGGCGGGCTAGGTCGTGCAGAACTGTCGGGCATAAACTTCCTACTTGGCCTACTGCAAGACATTGCGAAGCTTCCTCTGGGTGGAATGGCTTACAACATACTGGCAGTAATGTTGGCCCTTTCTAAGTTCGGAACTCTAAAGCTCATTACTGCTCCGTTTACTGCACTTGGCAAGGTACTAGGCGAGCTCGTCGTTAAGATGGCCGCTACTGCAATAGCCTATGTTGCGATGTGGCTAGGCATTGACGCTACTACTACTGCGGGGGCTGTTGCTGCAACTGCCGCTACTGGTGGAATTATTCTAGGTATTGCAGCGCTTGCTATTGGCGTTTATGAGTTGTATAAGCACTGGAGTACAGTCTGGGCTTGGATTAAGAAGATTGCGAAGGACGCCTGGGACTTCATCTACAACGGCTGGGGTAAGTATCTTCTTCCGTTGCTAGGTCCAGAAGGCCTTCTGATTCTAGGAGTCATGGAGGTCTGGAAGCACTGGAATACTATCTGGGGCTGGATAACGGGAGCTGTTAAGACTGCCTGGGACGGCATAAAGGCCATTATGGTTGACCTCCTGAAGACCATACTGACCGATCCCGGTACTGGTATACTGTGGATGGCGCAGGAGATACTTCGAGGAATATCAGATGCCTTTGGATGGGTGCCATTCGTTGGTGGTAAGCTAAAGACTGCGTCTAACGACGTTGCTGCTTGGGTTACAAGCGTGAATAAGTCACTAGGTAATTTGGATACACAACACACTACTACTCTTAACTTCAACATGGGGAAGATAACAGGCTCGCCTCTAAAGCCTCAGCAGAAGGCTTCTGGCGGTGGAGCGCAGGCTGGACTTGCGTGGGTCGGTGAGCAGGGTCCCGAGCTAGTTCATTTCCACGGTGGCGAGACGGTTTACAGTAACTCACAGAGCAAGCGAATGATGGGGTACGCTAAGGGCACTAGTTCTGGTTTGTCCTTCGCTACCAAGCTGGTGCCCTTGTCGCACGTCATTTCAGGCTTCACAAGCGTAACCGATAAGATTGCTGCGGAAGTAGGCGCTGCTCTTAGAACTGAACTACAGACTAGTCAACTTCCTGGTGGCGGACTAGGTGCAAGTGGACCTGGAGTAGCTGCTGCAGAGGCGTTTGCACGAAGAATGTTGCCAGCGTTTGGTTGGGCAGCTAACCAGATGGCGCCGCTGATTAACTTGTGGACCAGAGAAAGTGGTTGGCGTTGGAATGCGACTAACCCGTCTTCTGGCGCATATGGCATTCCTCAGTCACTGCCAGCCAACAAGATGGCCAGTGCTGGGGCTGATTGGCTAACTAATCCAGCGACCCAAATTCGTTGGGGGCTAGGTTACATTAGGTCCGTGTACGGCTCCCCTGCCGGAGCATGGGCTCACGAGATGAGTGCTGGCTGGTACGGACGTGGTACGATCAGTGCTCGGCCAGGACTCGGAGTAGTTGGCGAGCACGGCCCCGAACTAGTAAAGCGTGGCTATCTGAAGGGCATAGGAAGTGGAGGTGGCAGCCACCATCCACCGTATAGGAAGCCCGCAAGTAGTCAACCAGGGCTAGTCAATCTGGCACTCGCAGCAGGGGGCATCCCGTACGGGGAAGCTGCTATTACTGATGCGAAAGATGCAATAGTTAAGGCGATCGAGAAGTTCTACAAGGGCGCTCAGGCTAAGTGGAGAATTGAAGCGGTCAACGATATCGCAGGCAAGATGACGACTATCTCCAAGAAGCTTAGTGCCATTAATGCGACTATTGACTCGGCGAAGAGCTTCCAGTCAAGCACTGCTACTAACCTGGCTAGTGGTGGACTCCTGTCGAATCTTCCGTTGGTCAATAACACTACAATGACGGGCATAGCTTCTACCACCGTAGACCTAAAGACGTTGCAGGCATACTTGGCACAGTTGAAGCAGTTTGGCGCTGCAATTAAGCAGCTGGCTGCGAAGGGCCTGTCAAAGGCCTTGATTCAGGAAATTGTCAATATGGGAGTTACGGTCGGTCTGCCTTATGCACAAGCTATCTTGGCAGGCGGCGGTGGTTTGATTGGAACGCTTAATAAGACAGAGGCTGCAATAACCTCAACGGCTACGACAGTGTCTCAGATTGCTACAGACGCCGTGTACGGTCTGCCTACTAATCAGGTAGGGAAGAACTTCCTGAAGGGCCTTTTGTCACAGCAGAAGGCTCTGGAAGCTGAGATGACACATCTAGGAGAGGTACTGGCTAAGGCTGTCGCTGCTTACTTCAAGCCGAAGAAGGCTGCACCTAAGAAGAAGCTGGCTGGCGGAGGCATGCTTAGTGAGCCTATCATTGGCTATGGCCTCAACACCGGTACGGAGTACAACTTTGCAGAGTTTGGACCAGAGAAGGTTGTGCCTGTAGGAGGGCCAGGCGGGCCTGCACGCATGGGCTCTATGCCTGGCGGACGTAACGGGATCGGTCCCATCATTATCAACACGCAGGAAATAAACCCAATTAGGCACGCTGCCGAACTTGGGTGGGAACTCGCACGAAGGTCGGCGTGACATGCCTCCTGTACTGACTGACTATGAGTACGCGTATGGAGAGACTGGTTTTGTTCTCAATGCTGACTTTGGCGGTAACCCTAACAACTTGCCATTCGTAGATGTCACTGACATCACTGGACTAGACTCTGCACCGCAAAGAGTGAACACTAGCGAACGTGAGGGCCTTGACGGAACGTACGTAGATGTGGCTTTCCAGTCTATGCGTACAATTGTCATTACTGGCGAAGTCTATGCTAGCGTAAACGATCCCGACACCCTAGTCAAG